GCTCGCGTACGGACATGCGGTCTACGTCGTCGAGCGTGAGACCGGCGACGGTTTGGCCTTCTCCAAGCGCTTCAATGTCAACATCGTCAAGCGCCATAAGTTCGAGTAGCTTGGATTTGGTCTTTACTTGCTGAAGCAAATGTGTCGACGTCGACACATTTGAAGGCATCTTCAGCACTGCATTCATCATTTTACTGGCAGTGAATCGGGATAGACCGAGCTCCTCCAGTGCAACGCCAAAACGCCCATGCCCCTCCATCTCCTTGATCAGAATCAGCCGCCGTCCCAGCTCAATCGCCGCCTTGGCGCTGGCCTCGATGAAAAACGCGCATTCATTCAGGACGCGCTCATAGCTGTAGGGCAGGCCGTCGCCATAGGTGGCGACCACCTGCTGCAGCTCCTGCCGGGCGACCAGATCCAGGGTGTGGCTGTCGTTCCCGTCTTTCATCCCGACTTCTCCACGGTATTGCCGTTATCCAGCCAGTGGGCACCGGCCAGCACGCGGCTGTTAATCTCGTTAATCCGCGCCTGACTGCGCTGGACATGATTGGCATGTGCCTGGGCAATCTGCAGCAGGGCAATGCTGTGGGCATAACGCCCGGTTTCCAGCTTCTGTACGAACCCTTCCCGCTCCAGCGTATTCAGGCAGTGGGTAATGGTGCTGGGCGATTCATTCAGCGCGTCAGACAGCTGTTTGTTGCTGAGACCATCCAGCGTATGCCCCCTGAGGGCAGCCAATACGCGCAACACCTTGTGTCCGGCCCGGTACGTGGTGGGGTTATTTTCTTTGCTCATTGCTTGAAATCCTTTTAAGATTCGAGTTGAACGAGATAATCCCGGACGGCTTTTTTGGCATGGAAGCCCATGCCGAAATGCCCTTTGTTGTAACCCCGGATAATCCGGCACAGGCTCATGTAATCAATGGCCTGTGTTTCCGCGAATTCACGCATGGTGGTTCCGGTCGCCCGGAGGTGATGCTTGAACCGGATTTTCTCCTGCTGGCTGATGGCGGCATCCGGGTCGATATCCGGGGTGCTGATTTCAGTCTGTGTCTGCATGTTCTTCCTCGGTAGTGCCCGGCGTTGCAGCACCGGGCGGGTTGGGTTGGTTGCGAAAAGGATGAAAAACAATGGTTTGTTATCGGGTTCAGGAACTGGAGGGCTTTCAGGCCCTGCTGGACTCCTGGGAACAGCGCGGGGTGTATCTGCCGCTGTTTGTGGAATACTCCTCGCACGAGGGGCTGATTCCGTTGCAGGCGACCTACACCCTGCACACGCCGGAAGGTTATGTGGCCTCCCTAGTGTTGCCTGATGCGGAGCGCCATGTGCATCGCTTCAGGAGTAAATACGCGGTCATAGAGGTTCTCCGGCAAGCATGCGATGAAGCAGATGACGACGCTGAGGCGGACGACAGCCCGGACGGCTAGTTATGCTTACCCGCTTGGCCTCGCGTCGTTCAACATGCTCGCTTTGCAGGCGGCGGGCAACGGTCAGCAGCGCCAGCCAGTCAAGAGGGCGCATGGTGGGTTCATGCTCGGTCAGGTGTGCGGACAGTTGCGCCTTGTATTCATGGCAGAGTGCGTCCTGTTCGGCCTGCCTGGCGGCTTCACGTTCGCGCCAGCGCTGCATGGCCTCGGCTTGTCCGGTGACTTCTTCGCTGGTGATGGGTTGTAAATCGCTCATCAGTGTCTCCTTAAAACCCGGCGTTGCAGCACCGGGCGGGTTGGGTTGGAGCGGTTCCGCCGCTCGTCGGGTGGCTGTGTTGGTTGCATCTGTTGTGTTTATGATGTTCCCAAATGGTTACATTGTCAAGAATCCAAATGGAATCTTATGAAAGAAAAAGGTGAATCTGGTATCGGCGTAAGAATTGCTCATATTAGAGGGGATATGACTCAAGCCGAGTTTGCGGAACGTACGGGAGTTGGGCGAACAACTGTCATCAGATACGAGTCAGGGGACCGTTCTCCAGATGTTGTTTTTGTTTGTAGAGTAATAACTGAGTTCGGCGTTGATCCTGTGTGGTTGCTCATGGGGGACGGTGAATTTAAGCAAGTAAAGCTGGCAACAGATGAACAGTTCTTGCTGGACCACTACCGTGCTGCCAGTCAGCAGGGCAAGAATGCCATTCTGGGCGCGGCACTGGGGCAGGGTGGCAATATCAGCCAGCAGTTCAACGCACCCGTCCGGCAGATGGCGGGGCGTGATGTCGTGATCAATCAAACAGGGGCTAAACGTGGCAAGAAAAACAGGGAACCGCCCGGTTAAACAACAGTTTCACGCCCCGGTTGCCCAGGTGGCAGGCCGGGACATCATCATCAACCTCACTATCGTCTGTTCTTCAACAGGAGGCGCTCATTATGAAAGCTGTGCATTGGCTGGCCTGTCTGGGTCTGGTCGGCTGCGTCAACACCCCCATGGCGGAACAGGCTCCGCCCCTTGCGGCAAAGGCTGCCACGGCGGATAAGCTGCCTGCCCGCATCACCCCGCCGCCGGAAAACCGCTGGCAATGTGGCCCCCGTCCCTACTGCAAGGACATGCAATCCTGCGAGCAGGCGAAGTTCTACCTGAACGAGTGCGGTCAGGACAGCCTGGATCGTGACGGGGACGGTATTCCCTGCGAAAACGTCTGCGCCCGCTGAGCACCCCGAACCACTTCATCCTTACGCTACCCCCGTCTTTTTCCGGCCACCCCGTTCATGAACGTTCATGAACGGCTCATGCCGCCTGTCTGAACTCAATGACAGCCGTTATTTTTAATTCATGCCCTCACCTTCTAACCTGCCATCATTTCAGTACGGCAGGCAACCATGCGCAATCCGACCCCTCAACACGGACAAAACTCCAGCGCCAGTCTGGCGCATCTGGCCCCGGCATTTTTTGCCAAAGCGGACCCCTCCCGCTGCTGTATCCATAAAACCGGACCGGATACCGTGCGTGTGCGCGGCCTGGCACTGGCCGTACAGGGTGCAGTAATGCGCATTGACGACTCAGCGGTCGTCATGCCGGACGAGCTGCAACCAGGTACTGATTACTTTATTCACATTTGCCTGGACGGCTGGCTGGTTGCCAGTTCGTCAGCGCTGGCCCCGGATGGTTATGAGCCGGACGAGTGCCGGGTGCTGGGAGGATTTCATTATTCCGGCCTGCCACCGGACACAACGGTAACCAGTGGTGGTTTCGCTACCAGCGGTGACGGCATGCACTGGTCACAGGCCGATGTGGACAAATTGGCAGGCATTAATGCCTGGTCCTGCTGGGACCAGCACTGGCGGCCCCGCAGCGCACCCCAGGGTATGGCCCATGTTCCGGCGATCCATGCCTGGGTGGATATTTATTTCTGCGGCCAGGAGCCGGACTGGGGCACATCGCTGCACGGCGTCACTGCAGCCAGTGGTGCATACCTGCCGAAAGTCCCTCAAGGCGCTGGCGGAAATGGCAGTACATCCTGCAGCCGTTTTGGTTGGTGGGAGGCGGCTGAAGTTGCTGCCAGTCAAGGTAAGCGGCTGCTGCATGAATGGGAGTTCAACCAGGCAGCATTCGGCGTGACCGAAGCGCAATCGCTCACAGGATCGGATCAGTTACTGATTACTGGTTTTGAGCCTGGTTATACATCCCGCTACGGACTGATGCAGGCGACTGGCAACCGCTGGACCTGGGGGGCTGATCATGGTCAGCGTGACATGGGAGCCACGGCAGCGGCATGGGGCTGGCGTACCAATACATTGGGACGTGGCTCCATCTATACTGAGACCACAACAAGTGACATACGTGTATTGTTAGGTGGCAACCGCAGCCATGGCGCGCATTCCGGCTCCCGGTGCGCCAGCTGGAGCCCCTACCCATGGAGCAGTGGCTGGAACATCGGGTTGCGGGCCGCCAGTGACCACGTGCAACCTGTATAGCGGAGCGGAAGCGACGCGATGAGCGAGTTTGAAAACAGTCGGCAATTGGTCATTGTTGAAAAGTACGATGATGTAATTGCGTACCTGTATCCCATCCTGCACAGCCTGCCAAAGTCGCATGCCGTTCTGCGGCGCAAGGTGCTGGATTGCCTGCTGGAACAGCCAAGGCTGTTTATTGAGGCGGGTAAGAGTGGTCAGGTGAGCCGACTGTACGCAGCAGATGCCAATCTGGCATTGTTGCGATGGTATTTGCGGTTCCTGTCTGACGGTGGTCGGCGGTTGATGGGGCGACGGCAAACTGAAGTTGCATCCGTCAAAATCGCTGAAGTCGGTCAGTTGCTGGGTGCGTGGATTCGCAACCGGCAGGAGCGCAAATGAGGTGGCAGTGGCATAGGTGGCAACCGCAACAATGGCGCGAATTCCGGCTCCCGGTGCGCCAACTGGAACAACTACCCATGGAACAGTAACTGGAACATCGGGTTGCGGGCCGCCAGTGACGAGAAATCATGTACGCGGAATGGTTACGGCTATTTCGGTCGATCAGTTTGATCTGGTCAGCGCTGCCGTCTCGCTTCGGCGAATACAATACAGGGTTCGGAGAGCGGTGAGTAGTGAGACATCGAAAGCCGTGCCGACATTTTTTGAGAGTTGGGCATGGGGAATAAGCACCGCAACCTGATTGATCAGATTGCAGCGCCAGATAATCTGTGGCGTGCCTATCATCAAACCAGAAAAGGCAAGCGTTACCGACTGGATCACCTGCGCTTTCGGGAGCATCTGGCGGTCAATCTGTCTGTGCTTGGAGATGAGCTGCGCTGTGGGCAATATCGACAGGGGGAGTTCCGGCAGTTTGTGGTAACGGAGCCAAAGCCGCGCCTGATTTCAGCTTTGCCATTTCGGGATCGTGTAGTGCAGCACGCAATCTGTAATGTCATTGAACCGGTGTTTGAGCGCATGTTTTTGCCAAACAGCTATGCCTGCCGTACCGGGCGAGGTACGCATGCAGCCGCACGGGATGTGCAGGCGCGTCTGAGGCGTATGCAGCAACATGGCGAGGTCTGGTTCTGAAAACCGACTTCAGCCGCTATTTCGCCAGTATCAATATCAGCAAACTGCATGGAATGTTAAGAGCCAAAATTAGTTGCCGCGCTACACTGGAGCTGCTGAAGGAGATCATCCCTCCGGATAAAAGAAGGCTTGCCTATCGGTAGTTTGTTGAGTCAGCTGTCCGCCAATCTCTATGGACATCAGGTGGATGCCTGGCTCCGGCATGACGTGGGTGAAGAACGGTTTGTACGCTACATGGATGATATTGTGATACTTGCCCATACCCCTGAATATCTGCATGCGCTGCGTTTGCGGTTGGGATGGTTTGCTGAAGCAGCATTAGGGTTGCATTTTTCGCATTGGCAGGTAACTCCAGCCAGCAGGGGTGTCAATTTCGTAGGCTATCGCATCTGGGCAACGCACAAGCTGCTGCGTCCTGGCTCCGTGCGGAGAGCACGTCGCAAACTTCGCAAGCTGCAAGGCTCGGAACGACAACAGTTTCTGGCTGCATGGCGTGGTCATGCAGGTCATGCCGACTGTTTTAACCTGATGGAGCGGCTTGGCGTGACGCCAGGTCAAAATTATTGAATGTCTGAGGTGATACGTAATGGACTTGTCGAAAATTCGCAGCCGTACTGATCTGGAACGCTTGCGCCAAAATGATGCTGCTGCGCATGCTGCATTTATGGAACGTTTGCGTCAATCCATGGTGGTGCAGGTCGATGTAGCTCAATACCCGGAAGGGTATGGGGAGCCGGACTATCCCGGCCCCATAGTGGAGCCACAATTCGAGCAGCGCGAAAACCTGAGCCTGATCAGTCGATACGGGTTGACCCCGGCAGATTTCAGCTAACAACCCGCGTTATTTTATCTGTCATGCGGCCATTGCCGATACTGGCAGCATGAGCAAACAGACAGCCACAGTCATAACTCCTGAGCGCGACCTGCCAATGCGCGGCGAATTTCTCGTCGCGCTGCGGCTTGTTGATGCGGAAGGCGCGGCAACGAAGCTGGTGCAGATACTGCCTGGCGGCGCCTTCCGTGCCCGTGATGGGCGTCCGGGGAATATGCAGGGTTGCGTAGTCGATGACTGGCGCATGAATGCGTCTGTTGCAGCCCGGTTAATTGCTGCGTTTGACGCCCAGGGCATGCCGCTGCTGATCGATTATGAACATCAGACAGTGGCATGCCGGGACAATGGCCACCCTGCACCGGCTGCCGGCTGGGGCGTGCAGTTGGTCTGGCAGGATGGTGGGCTGTATGCCGTCGTGCAGTGGACATCGCAGGCACTGGAGTATATCCGTGCCGATGAATACCGCTTCATCTCCCCCGTGTTTGAGTTCGACCCACAGACCGGCGATGTGCTGCACTTGCTGCATTGTGCTCTGACCAATTTCCCGGCGCTGACCGGCATGCTGCCGGTGACGGCGCGCCAATCCATTTCTCAGGAATCTGACATGAAACTGAAACCAGAAACGCTGGCGCTGTTGGGGCTCAACACTGCGCAATCCGATGATGCAGACGCAGTACATGGTGCTGTTGCTGCACTGAAGGCAACAGCAGCGGCTGAAGGCTCGGTGACTGCCGACAAGCCGTCACCCCCTGATCCGGCCCGATATGTGCCGGTTGCAGTGCTGGAGGGGCTCAAGGGCGAACTGGCTGCCCTGCGGGCCGAGCGCAATCAGGATGCAGTGAATGCCCTGATTGCGCAGGGACTGAATGAGGGTAAATTGCTGCCGGTTCAGGAGCCATGGGCGCGCGAACTCGGAACAGTGAACATGACTGCATTGAAAAACTATCTGGAGAGCACGCCTGCTGTGGCGGCATTGCGTGGTACGCAGACGGGCGGTGTTGCTCCGGTTGGCGATGGAACAAGTGGCGCACTAAGCGAGGCACAGCGCGAAGCCATGCGCGTCGCAGGCTGGTCCGCTGATGTATTCAAGGAGGTCCAGTAATGGCATTGATTACGGCGGGGTTGATTCAGGCGCTGAATACCGGATTCCGTGATGATTTCCAGCGTGGCCTGGCTGATGCACAGGCGGAGGTAATGTGGACCCGGATTGCAACCGAAGTGCCGTCTGTCACTGCATCCAATACCTACGGCTGGCTGGGTGACATGCCGCAGCTGCGTGAATGGATTGGCGATCGCCAGGTGAAGGATATCAAGGAGCACGGTTATCAGATCGTCAACAAATCCTATGAGGGCACGGTAGGCGTTAAACGTACCCTGATTGAGGATGACCAGTTCGGCATGTACCGCCCGATCATGCAAGGGCTGGGCACATCGGCTGCACGCCTGCCGGATGAGTTGCTGTTCGGCCTGCTGAAGAATGGTCACGCCAATCTGTGCCATGACCAGCAATTCTTTTTCGATACTGATCATCCGGTCTATCCCAATGTTGATGGCACGGGCACGGCGATCACGGTCGGCAATGTGGCTACAGGATCGGCACCGGCCTGGTACCTGCTGGATGTGAACAATGTGCTGCGCCCGTTTATCTGGCAGTCCCGTAAAAAGCCGGAGCTGGTGGCAATGACGGCCAGTAATGACGAGCAGGTGTTCACTGCCAATGAGTTTCGCTATGGCGTGGACATGCGCGGCAATGCCGGGTACGCATTCTGGCAACTGGCATACAAAAGCCAGGCTGTGCTGGATGAGGACGGCTACGCCGCTGCGCGTGCGGCCATGATGAATGTCAAAACCGATGGCCTGCGTCCCTTGAATGTGCGCCCGTCTCTGTTGATCGTGCCGCCGGCGCTGGAGAAAGCAGCGCGCAATCTGTTGTTGAAGGACAAGGACGGCGGTAATCCCTGGTATGGCAGTGCCGAGCTGCTGGTCACACAACTGATTTCATAGGTGAACCAAGTCATGAGTGATGCGAAACCCGATGCCAAGGCTGCTGATAAGGCAACGGCAAAACCTGTCGCTGACAACGATGCCGTGGCCGTGCGCGTCTCTGCGCGCGGCGTGGAGACGCGATTCCGGGGAGGCGTTCCGTTTGGACGTGAACCGCGTGAAATCATGGTGGACAGGCGAATGCTGGCCATGTTGCGGGCTGACCCGTATCTCCAGGTGGAGATGGTGGGCTGATGTACTGTACGCAGCTGGACATCGCGGAGCGCATTGGGCAGCAGGAGCTGCTGCAGTTGACTGACCGCAGCCGCACCGGCCAGGTGGACAGTGTTGCGGTTGAGCGGGCCATCGCCGATGCCGGTGCAGAAATGGATGGTTATCTGGCCG